AAGTCGCAGGGTAATTGCTCGATGCGACTCCCGATTGCAGGACCGATGGCCCCGGAGAAGGCACCGGCGTTCCGCTGCTCTGTTCTCCGGTGGAAAGCACCGATACAATTTCGATAGTTCCGGCAATGGGAGGCGCGTACAGCGGAAGCGCAGTCGTAAACAGGTTCGAGAACGTGGGCGAGATCCCCGGCGCATCCGAAGTCACGCGCCAGAGCTTGTCACCGTCGAAATATCGCGGCACATCCACGCCGACAAACGGATTCACCGAGAATGCCGCGGCTTGCAGGTAGCTGTAAAAGGCGTACCACTGCTTCCCCGCGTAATTCTCGGCCTTGAATTGCACGCCCGGCGTCACGGCGTCCAGTTCTGTCACCACGTCCGGATTGAGAGGATCGTTTGAATACAGCAGCCCGTTGGAATCGAGAAATACCGTCAGATTGTCGCCGGACGCGCCAGGGAGTTCCTTGAGCGACATAATCGTTGGGGAATTGGCCAGCGTGTCTACGGGCAGGATGCGTTTGACGGCCGGCCGAGTGAAAACACCGCCCGGAAGGTAAAAGCAGTCGGAGTTGTCCGGTGACCCGCCCGGCGGCAGATCCGTCGCCTGAATATCTTGGACGAGAGAGCCGAACAGAGCCAGATCGAGAGTGAACGAGCCTCTTGCGTTGAGCGCCATCTATTGCAACGTAACGGTTGCGCCGATCACCACAGCCCCGGTCTTGCCATTCACGGAAGTCACACCAGCAGGAGCAGGCGCAGCGGCCGCGCCCGCGAGCGCGTAGGGACCGCCGCCCAGCGAAATGTACAGCCCATCGCTCGCCAAGCAATACTGCGTCGTCGCGGGAATCGGCGCCGGGCAGGACGCATGGGACACGGTTGCGGAGATCGTTAGCGGCGTCGAGGCTGGAACGACTTGGGCGGCGCGAACCTTTTCACCAAAACTTCCCGCCACCATGCAAAAAAGTGCGATGAGCAAAACGCTGAATGTGGAGAAATCTTTTCTTTTGTTCATTTGAGTATCGCTCCTCCCTTGATGATTGCCCCGCCTTTGATGATCGAGAAGTTTGCCACAGGCGGTATTGCCGTTCCTGTTCCGCTCAGCGAAATCGAATGCGGGCTGGCCGCATCGTTGGTGGTGAATACCAGTGCATCGCTCTCAGCCGCTACGTTTGTCGGTGCGAATTGTACCGATACCGTGCAGGTACTTCCAGCCATAAGCGATAGGCTCATGGGATCGCACGTGCCGCCGATAACCGAGAAAAACGTGCCATCGGTAATTGCAAACGAGCCTGTCAGCGTTGCGGTGCCGGGATTGGTAAGCGTTCCGGTCTGCGAGAACGTGTTTCCCGATTGCACATTGCCAAATGCCCACGACGCGCCTGTGCTCCAACTGAACGCGGGAGCCGTGCCGCCGGTGCCAACGTATGCGCCGCCATCCCATGCACCGCTCGACGGTCTGGGTAGCGCGGTAATCGAGTTTCCCGCCGTGGTGCCAAAGTTGAGCGCGGCAATCGCTAGCGAAGTCAGATTCGTACCTGATCCAAGCGCCGGAGACCCCATCATCGGCACGCCGTTAGCATCCAAATCAGCGGTAGTGCTGTAGCTGCTCCCCGAATCGCACGAGCAGATGGCTTGCCACGCGGTAATCGGAGAATTGGTCCCGCTGCCGTGATAGTTCCACGCGAAGTTTCCACCGGAACCTTGCTGCGCGTAAGTGTTGTTTGTGGCCGCTGTAACGGTTACGCCTGTGTCAATCGAGACGAACGTATTGCATCCCGACATCACATTGTTTTTCCACGTGACATCCGATGATCCCTGATTCCGCACGTGCAAGCCGCTGGTAGTTCCTTCCATACTCATCAAAGTTGGATCACACACCAGCGTATTGTCAAAGAGTCTGATTCCGGTGCCGCCCAAATCGTAAAATCCGTCGTGCAGCAGGTTGCCGGGTTTTTGCAGATCAATGTTATTGAAGATCGTCACATTCGGAGGGTCATCTTCTCCGAAAATATGCGCGGTATTGTTCTCGCCCCAATCGCCATCGAATTTGTTTCCGTAAGCCATGAAGGTGCTTGCGGCATTTTGGGTCCCATATACGTGCCAGCCGTCATGGTGGTACGAATTCGTCGTGGTGTCCCAATTTGCCGTGTCGTGGCAATGGTTGTTGCTGATTATTACGTCTGCGCGATTCGGCCCAGCATTGGCCACGAAGCAGTGATCCACGTTGTACACATCGTTTGAATCAATCGTTACCGATGAGCCGGTTGCTGGCGAGCCGACATTAATGGCCCAGCCGGTGTCGTGAATCGTGTTGTTGTGGATGAAAATTTTGCCGCAATATCCATTTGCGTAATAGGCCGCATTTAGTGTGTCATCAATCCCCGGAGCAGCGGTCGGAGGGACGGCAATGTATTCGTTTGGCAACGTCCAGCCCTTCACTTCGACGTTACATGATCCGCTCGCGTAGATCAGTTGGACGTTGTTCTGATTGGCAAGCAGCCGCCCGTTCGCCGTTTCCTGAATCGTGCCTGTACCGTTTCCGTCGAGCACGATATTGGACTGGCCGTTAAAATTCACCACAATTGACGCGGCTTGCGTGAGCACCGCGCCGGATTGCGCCTGCAAGGTGATGGGATTCCCCGACGTGCCACCACCCTGAAAGATCACCTGCGAAGTGATGGTGCCGCACATTGCAACCGTCGTGCCGGGGCCGATGGGCGCGGAAACTCCCCAATTCGATGAGTTGCCGAAAAAGCTCATGGGCTTGGCATTCGCGCAGGAAGTTCCGTCCTGCGTTCCGGCGCCCGCTTGCGATACGAACAGCTTGGACGATGGCGCGCCAATGGTGATGGAAACGCGCTTTAGATTCGAAGTGCTCCAATCGCCAAACGGTTCGACGTAATACACGTAGAAGGATTGGCCCAGAGTTTCAGGATCGCCGCCGTTGGTGTTCAACGATGTGGGGTAGAACGTCGCATTCGGCGGTACTTGTGAACCCGCGTTCGGAACGATCAGATTCTCGCTTCCCCAATGGATGCCGTCGCCCGAGAAGCGCATCCCGATTCCGTTCCATCCCGAAGCGTACGTCAGCACGAATTCATTCAGGTAGGAGTTGAACGCGACATTCGGAACCCAGGTCGTGTTTCCGGTAAGCAGCGCGTCGAAGCTGCCGCCGCCGTTCTGCGGATTGGCAAGATCGTTTACGCCATTCTGCGAGAATGAGCCGCTGGAATACTTCTGGAACAGCGAACCAGGGCCGAAAGTGAAAGGCGTACCCGCTTGCGCTGCCGCGATCACCGAACTTGCGGTTGCGCGCGCTACGGCCAGATTGAAATTCCCCGTATTGCATCCAGTGCTCTCGTCCACGTACCAGATATAAAAATAGAGCACGCCGCCGACATTTACAGGCACCAGAGTTCCCGGCCCTGTGTCCACTTGGCAATTTCCGCTGCGCGTGGTCTGCGGCGAGATGACTTGCCCGAGTTTAGTCCACGTCACGCCCTTGTCGCGCGAATAGGCGAGGCCCAGGCCCGCGTAAAAGGGAGATCCACTCGGCGGGTTGTACCAGTATTCGCCGTGATAAATCAGCAGCGTGATGCCACTGGAAGCGTCGTAATAGACGGAGCCGCCGCCCGCATAATTCTGATCGAATGCGCCCGTCCCACCCTTGGAGAGATTCGTGGTGATGCCGATATTCACGGCGTTGGTCAGCAGGTTGTTGATGTCTACCGACGTGATGCCCTGCACGTTGCCGCCGCTGCCATTGGCCGCAAAGATGTAATTCTTCCCGCCATTCAAGAATGCGCCCATGCTGCTATCGGGGAAGTAGGTGAGGCCCAACGCGCTCTTCTGCGCCGGCGTCATCACAATTTCCGGGCTTCCAACGGTGATGCCGCTACCCGCCATTTCCTTGAACGCCATTGCGGCGATTGCCACCACGCCCGCGGGAGTATTGACGATTGTGGGCGCGCTGCCATCCGTGGTGTTCCCGGCCCACGCGCTGCCCAGCGTCGGCATGAGCGAATAGTTGTAAACCGCCGTGGTCGCCGTGACCGTGGAAGCCGTGGAAGGTGTATTCAGTGTCGTGACGATGAGATCGTTGCTTCCGGTAAGCGTCAGCGGCACGCCCACGCAGCTTGCGCAACTGGATAGCCCGGCGCTGCCCGAGGTGTCGTAAGCGACCGAGCTTCCGGTAAAGGAAAACTCCAGAAGATAGACGCCCCAGCCAGCGGACGGCGTAGGCGATGCGGTGACCGTGATGGTTGAGGCCGATACCGTGCTGCTGAGCACGTAGCCTTGATCCACGAAGTCATTTCCGCTGTCCTGCCCGTTGCAATTCGGGCAATCAACGAATGTGCCGCCGCTGGAAATGGCGCTGATCTTGGATGTCGTCGCCGATCCGCCAGTCAGATAAAACACCAGAAGGTGACCCGATCCGGTCGGCTGCGACAACGTAATCGTGCAAGTCGCCACGCCCGACGAGCAGCCCTGATTGTAGGGCGACTGAATTGGCGTAGTATTGAATGACGCGAAGGCCGGAGAGGAAAAGGCGAGCAGCGCGAAAATAATCAGAAACGCTTTATTTCGCATACACATCCCATGTTGAACCGTTGCAGAACGCTCCCACCACGTCTGATCCGCTACCCGTGATCGTCGCGCCCCAGGTATTCGTCGTGGAATCGCTGACCGTGGCTATCGTTCCGGTTGCTCCAGAATTGCACGTCGGCAAGCTGGAAAACAGTTGCGCGCCGAGTTGGAGTTGCGGCGAAGTGCCCGAAGTTTTCGCTTGCGTCATTTGGACGTGGCCGGGAGTTGTGTCGCCGCCCGAGCAACCCTGCGTGCCGAATGACACGCACCCTGTGGTGCCAAGCCACTCATTCCCCGTATCCGCTTCTCCGGTGCCGCCGTTTCCAGTGGCTCCGAAATGATCGGTTAGAGCCATGTTCCCGGTATTCGGAGAGACTTGCGTTGGCAATTGCGCAGCGGTGCCCCCGCTTCCAGTAATGGTGTACGAGCCTACGTTGGTGGTCCTGAACCGCGTGTAACTGGTCGCCTGTCCGATCAGTGCCGTACCCAGAAACAAGCGCGTAGCGACCGCCGGCAAAGCCCCAGGAACAGATTGATTCCAGGTGCAAGCGATGGAACCGCTGCTGCCGGTGGTGGTGAGCGGTCCTACCTGCCAATCGCTGGTGATCTGCCCTTCCTGTCCCTGCGAATCCTCGTAAGCCAAGATGACGTAGTAGGTATTCGCCGTGAGCGAACCGCCGCTATTGGAGGCCGTGCAAGCTGGCTGGTAAGGCTCCGCGAGGCCGACGCCCACCGCACCGATAGAAGAGAACGCAGGAGCACCGTTAGCGCCGCCGCTGTTAAACACGGCTTGCCCCTGCTCAAACCAGTAATAGGAGGCTTGCGGACCATACAGGCCGATCGTCAAGCTCGATGTCTGCTTGCCGACAATGAAAGCGCCCTCGATTATGGGTTGATATTTGGGCGTTGGGCGGACATCAAACAGAGTCGTCGCCGCTGGATTGAAAATGAATGGATCCTTGAACGCGAATGATCCCGATGAGTTGCTGACCTTAATCATCGGAGAATAGCCGATGTTGTCTGATACGTTGTCGTTCACGAAAAACGGGGCTACGTAGCTGGTGCCCGTGGTGTCGAAGCAGTACATGCAATCGTTGCCATTCTCAAAAAGCGAATTCCAAAAGATGAAGCCGTTGGCCACCGGACCAATTGACGCCGAACCCACGGTATCGAAATGAATGCCGCAGGTATTGATGAACGTGTCCTTAATCTCCAGCAAGCGGATGAAGTCCTGATTGGCGCCGTCGCTGTGAAAAAACATGCTCGGGTGCGCGCTACAGTCGGCACCGGCTTGTGCCTGAAACGAACCACCCGTGAATTGATGCCCAAATCCTCCGGTAACCACCAGAGGCGTACTCGCGTTTGAATTTGGAATGCTCACTACGTTGTCAAAGCGGATATTGCTGACCAACGGTCCGACATTAATTCCCACCGCTCCGGTGTATCCCGAAACGCCGATGTTCTGCACGTGATAAGGGCCTGAGCCGATCGCCAGATTGAGCATAGGACTGATCGTCGAAGTTTGCGGGTAGATTCCGCATGCCGGGCGGTCCGAGAAGTTGTAATTCTCGTTGGCCAGTCCAGGGGAGGCGCAAGTCAATTCCTGCAAGGGACGCAGCGCGAATGTTCCCTTTATGATGGTTTTACCGCCCAGCGCAATACTCTCCCAAAAGCTGGGAGCGGTCCAGGAACCGGGAGGTGTCCACAACGAATTGTTGCCGATTACGAATTTCCCGCCATTTGCCGCTCGATTGTTTACCCCAGACGTATTCGCGGTGCCGTCGTCGGTGGATCCATTGTTCGCCGCGCCGTATGTGGAATTATTATTGTCGGTTTCCGGCGCAGGGCCGATGAACGGATAGCCTTGCCCCGCGCCATTGCCCGTGATCTCCGAAGGAAACAGATCAATCTGATACGTCCCGGCGCTTACATTGGTCGAGAGAACTCGGCCCACCACTTGCCCGGTAACCGGGTAGGAGACGCCGTAATCGTGGCAGTCGCCCGGCGTGGTGCTCAATTGCACGTAATCCCCTGCCAGTGTGCTCCCATCGAACACGCAAGGCGTTTGCCCGCTGGTTTGAATCTGCGCGCTGCCCGTAGTGCCAGCCCCGGCCACCACAATGCCTACCGCGCCGGAGATGTCGCCAGTGCCGGTGATGACCGCGGTGGACGGCGCTCCGGTGATCTTGGCCAGATGGTTGATCGTGGTTCCGGTCACACTGGCGTTCGCAATGGTGATGCGGCTCTGCGGCGGCGTCTGCGCGGCAAGCGTCGCGGGAATCAGAAACAGTAAAGCCGTGAGAAGTTTTCGCATTCGTTTCCTCAGTCGATGTAGAACCAGACAAGCGAATCGCCGGGCGCCGGAGGGTTCGCCATCGTGATCGCAAGCCCGCTGATCGTGTAATCCACGCCAGGCACCAGAACCACCCGGTTCTGCACAAGAAAGCCGCCCGCGGCCGGCACGGTAAAGCTCACATTTGTCCCGTTGATTGCGCCGGTAGGAACAGCCGAAGCGATCGCGCCTCCACTGCCGCCAGAGCCGCCGATGGAGATGCCGTAGACGAGTTGGCCGTTGATGCCCGGACCATAGACCTGAATCACGTAATAGCCCGGCTGCGCCCAGAACTGGAACGTCCCATTGCCCGCCTCGGTGGTCAGCGGCAAGTTCTCCTGGTCGACGGGATTGTCGCCGTAAGGATCTGAGAAGATCGAAGCCAGCGGGCTACCGGGCTGCATATCGGTGTCCACTTCCTGCGAGCCAATGACCGTGCCCGAGAGCACAATCACGGTCACGCCGGGAAGCACCTGCCCGATGCTGTTTTGTATCGTGTCCTGCCAGCTAGACAGGATTGGAGTGCTGGAACTCATCAGTAGGCGCCCCTTCCGCGTCCACGCCCGCGCGAGCGAAACGGCTTACGATTGAATGCCTGATACTGTTCCTTGCGCGCGGTGCGATTGACGATCATGTTGATTTCCATCGTGGCGTCCTTGTCAAATACCGCGCTCATCTCCAAGCCGCCCAGCATCTTGCTCACCGCAGCCACCAACAGATTCGCTAGCGCGTTTTCGCACTGCACCACGTAGGCGACCGATGCAGGGCTGGTCAGTGCAGGCGCGTAAAGCAGATATTTCATCTTGAGATTGGCCGTCTGCGAGTTGCCCGGCATCGAGAGGATGTCTTGCTCGAAGTCCCACACGCAGAAACGATTCGTTGTCGGCCGCGAGGAGATGGAATCGGAAACCGGCTTCATGGGCTTCCAGGCCGTCTCGCCCGGATAGCATTCCCACAGCTCCAGCGGCTTGACGAGATCGGCCGGCAGCGTCACCGTTGGATTGACCGTCTGGCCGTTCCAATAGCCCAGGTACGAGATTGTGACGTTGACGCGCGGGTTATTCGATGCGGTCGGCAGGATATTGTAGATTTCGCCGTACTTGCTGAATGTCTCGACACCCTTGGAGATAAGCTGGCCCTGCAAGGTCCGGTAGCACTTTTGCAGCAGCGGAAACAGGTAAGGCTGGGCATCGTTTAGGATGTCGCCAGCCAAGCCGTTCGCAGTCGCGGCGTCAGCGGAGATCGCGCGCGCGGTATTCAGGATTTGCTCCGCAGTGGAATACGGAGTTGATGGTGCAATGGCCAAAGGAAGAGACCTCCCTACAAAATAACGCTAGGAGGCTTTCTTGCTCTTGGCCGACTTCTGGAGTTCGGCGTATTTCTCGGCGTCAATCACCTCATGGCAGTTGCGACACTTGGCGATCCCGCGCTTGTTTTCGAAGCCGCAGAACGGGCATTCCTCGGTTGCATTGAGCTTACCGCGGCGCGCTACCCAGTCGCGTTCCTCGCCCATGAACAGCGCGCATTTCTTGTGGACCTCAACGGGCTTGAAGGGAGAGTCGGCCAGGGCGTCGGCGCGCGCAATGAATTCCAGGCATATATTCACGTGCTTGGCCTCGGCTTCATCAAGGATCTTCTGGCGTTCGTCCGGCGAATGGTCATCGAGTGACTTGCCGATGGTGTAGAAGCAGCCGTAAAGTTGCAGGTTGTTCTCCGGCCGGCCGGGAAAGTAAGGCGAGCACGCCAGCATATCCTGCGCAATTTCCAGCGGCGTCTCGACCATGAGGCGTTGCACGCGATTGCCGCCGTCATAGGGACGCACCATCCGGCGAATCAGCTCAATGGGATCGTTGTAGAGCTGGGCGGTGCTGCCAAACTGCGATGCAGTGCGCCACGGCGCCGGAAGAATCGTCATCGTGCCAAGGCCGGGGAAGTCTTTCTGCCATTTGAAAATGGGGCTGATATTGTAAATGTAGACCGATTCGATGGGTGCGGTCAGAGCTTCGCGCTCAAAGCGGCTGAGCGGGCGCACCTTGGAGAGCTTGTTCTGGCCGGGAATGTTTCTGACTTGCTCGCGCGCGGCGGCTGATTGCTCGGGCGAGGCGACGTTACGAGGCGGCATCTACATCCTCCGTTTGAGATAACAGAATGGGTACTCGGTAACCTTTGTCTGCAACGGGAACGATTTCAACGACAACGGGATTTTCATACCCGCCCTCCGTTGCGCCCTTCTGAATCGTTTGCAGTTGCGCAATTACTTGGTGCAGCGGCATCCCTTTCTTGATGAATGCTTCATCGAATACGCGAGGCATCTATAATTCCTCCGTTTGGGCAAAACCCTTCTGAAAGTTCTTCTGATCGACCCAGGAATCTTTTTGCGCGAGCAGGCGCATTTTGTATTCGTTGATGGCGTTTTCTTCGCTGTAATGCCCGGAAGGCCCTATCGTGATACCCTTGCGGCTGTGCTGCACACTATCCCACATCTCGTTAAATTCTCGGTCGGCCTGTAATGTCTTTACCTCTTGCTCGTCACGGAGTGCGTTGCGGATGTCCCAGATGCTTCTTGATCGCCCATTATGTATCAGCCGCGCTTGCAGATCGACGGTCCCAGGCTCAAGAGGGACAAATCCTTGCGGCCCTGCTCCAACAGAAAACACCGCTGTACTCTCATATTCTCCGTATGCTGGAAATGGCCCCACGCCCAGATAGCCTTCTGGCGTTAGTGTCTGACGCTCCCACGTCTGAGGAGATCCATAACTTGCTGGCGGCAGCCACTTCTCGATCGCCCAACGCTGATTCTTGATTCCGTACTTGGGCATCCGCTTGTAGCCGAACTCGTTCTCAATTTCCCACCATCCGCCCACCCAATAGCAGCGCGACGGAAGCCACACCAGGCGCAACAGATTCTCGCCCAGCAAGTTCTGTCCGTACTTGCTCAGGATGGCTTGATATTCGGCGGGCGCGCGGCGCGATCCGGGGAACTGATCGTTTCGATGGTACACAGGGGAAGATAACTGCGTGGGGAACCTATTGGTGCAAAATTTTTCTAAATGAAGACCCTCCTCCGATTTGTATCGGACCATGAACAGAAATCTTCTTAAGCGCAAAATTATCCCATGCAAGTTGCGTGAATACTGATTCTTTTATCTTTTCCATTTCTACAGAAAGGTAAGAAGTAGGCAGTCCACCATCAATGCCGTATACAGGAACAAGCTCTACGTCGCTCGGAAAGCTGTACACGCGGAATGGAAACGTGCGCACCGCTGCCGCTGCTGCAACGCCGCCAATCGTTAGCCTGAGAAAGTTTCGGCGATCCATGCGGCGAATTGTAGCACAAAAGAAAAGCCCCCAGCTTTCGCCAGGGGCTTCCCTTGGATAAGTGGCCCGCCGAGATTCTACTAGAATCCGGCCGGGAGTGAAAGGTTGTCGATGTATGCCACGCCGCGCGGCTTGTTCATGGCCAGCTGCATACCGCAGACGAAATAGAATGCCTGGGTAGGAGCCACGCCGCCATCGGAGCCGTACAGCGGGAACACGGTCACGCCGTCCACGTCATACAGCGCGGCCGGCTTGGTTTCGATGCGGAAATAATACTTGAGCGACATGAAATCCAGCCGCCCTGGGCGAGACTTGATGTTGGTGATGAGTTCGTGGCCATTGATCGTCTTGACGCGACCCTTGGCAAGATAATCCATGCGCTTCTCGCCGGTTTGCTCGGTGAATGCCGTTGCGATGCCGGACGTGGTGTACAGACCGATGTTTTCCCATGCCGTGACCTGATCCACGTTGGCAGTGCAGATGAACTCTTCCATTTCCTCGTTCTCGGCGCCATTGGCGCGTTGCACGAGGGATTGCAGGAGTTGAACCATCTGCGGGGTTAGCGCATCGGTCGCACCGTTGACGTATTCCGCGTTCAGCACGCCCGGATAGCTGGAGCGCGGGATGCCGAACCATGAACCCGTCGAGGACTGATAATTCAGTGCGGGCACGCCGTTGAGCGAAGCCGCAATGGTCGCCGTGGTGTAGCGGTCGGGAGAATAGCTGGCCGTGGCCGCGCCGCTCGCGCCCGAAACGATCAGGGTGTCGCCGGAGGTCGTGCCGGACGGGTAGTACGCGCCCGAGACTTCCACCAGGTAGATGATGTTGTTGGACAAGTCAGCGGTGAGCACCAGAATCGTGCCGCGATTGGAACCGCCGATGCTTGCGAGCACCTGATAGGTGCTGCCCGCGCGGAAGTTGTTCGCGTTGGAAACGTTGAGCCAGTTCTGACCCACCGACACCGGAGGCGTTGCGGTCACCGTGCCCAGATCGCCCGCGCCGCTCGAGGATGCCGCCAAGCCGTCCAGGTTGGTGCGGAATTCCCGAAGGTTGGTCTTGAATTCTTCCTTGAAGACGTTCACCAGCGCCTTTTCATCGGCGTCAGTCGCCCACTCGGCTTCCTTGGTCACCTGGCAGGACTGCACGAAATAGACGGGAGTGCAAACGCCCTCGTCGTAGATCGAACCGCCGCCAGTGCCCATGCTGTCGCCAGTGCCATCGGGAACGAATTGCCCGAAGGTTGCGCCCGGCTGAACCAGCAGCGGAATACGGCACAGACGCGCGGAAACTTTGAGATCGTTGCGGACCGCGATGCGCGTCAGCAGCAAATCGTCTTGATTCCACTGCGCGTAAACGTTGTCCTTGAGCTTTTCCATTTCGACGCCGATGGCGGCAGCCGAATTTAGAGGAGTTCCTGACAATGCATCAGCCATAATTCACCTCGAATGAGATTTGTCTTGGCTGACCTTATCGTTTTCGGCTTCAGCAGCCTCGGGGCACGTTCCCGATGGGTCAAACGCTCGACTGTTGGAATATAACGGCGAGCAATAAAAAGCCCCCGCGATGGTCGAACCACCTAAGGCGGGGGCAGTGGAAGGTGCATGGGTCGTGCGGCGAGATTATCTATTGCACGGGTTGACCTGTCAAGGATTCGTGCGCCACATTCGACGCCTCATCGGCCAGCGCAGCATGACCTAGCTCCGGACCGCCCTGATTAGCGATCGCCACGCGCAATGCCGGTCCTGCATCCTTGAAGTTGATCGACTCAGCCGGACTCTTGGGCTTGGTCGACGCCGCCTCGCCCGCGCTCTTGGCGACGGCCTTGCCCGCCTCGACTTGAATGGCCTGCTGCATCTGCTGTTGCTGCTGGGCTTCCATCGCCTGCTTGTGCATGAGCAAATGGAGCCGCACGTTCATAAAGCCGTCTGGATTCTCGCGCCGCTCGCGAATGCCGGCCGGGGAATTAATCCAATCCTGCCCGGCTTTGAACTCTATGGCGTGCACGTCGAAATCCGGGTCTATGCCGATAGAGGGCCTGAGAGCCTGCTGGGGCGTCAGAGGCGGCGGGGCAGGCTTCCCGGTCAACTTGGCCGCAATGGATGCAACAGCGAACGTCTGGGCGGCCTCTACGTTGGGAATAGGGGCTTCCTTGAGCAGTTCCTTGATCTCGCCAAGCTGCTTTTCGGTCTCATCGGCGCCGGGGATCACCAAACCGGGGATGGCGATGACATCTTTCAGGATAATGGCGTTTTTAGGCTCGGAAAGGACAGCCGCCGCGCCCGCATTGCCAGCAGTAGCAGCCTGCACCAGCACGTTATACGCTGCTTGGCGGTCCTCATGGGTGCGTGGGTAGCTTTCGTCGCCATCGGGCACGCAGTAGAAGTTTCCGTCGTGCAAATCCTCGAGGTCAACGACGATTTCGGCGGTTTCCGGCGATGTGATCTTGATTTTGCCATCCTCGGCCTCCGATGCACGGAAATAAGCGCCAATCCGCACCAGTTGCTCCATTGATTGCGCGTAGGAACGTCGAAACGCCTTCCAAGCTACCCCTTGCTGGCCCCTGGAAGCGTCCCTGAGCGCCAGGATGCCGCCCTTGGTCTCATTGGATGGGTCAGAGTCGCCCAGCGTCGGAGCGTTGATGCCTGTGAGAAATTGCGGAATGGCGTTGAAAAGCTGATCGTAGAACAATCCCACGCTTGGATCTTGCGGCGGGAACGGCTCGGCAAACATTTTCTGGTTGATGTTCTCGGTAGGCTCAAGGTCGCGCTTGGTAGGCCACTGTGCGCCCGGCCCGGCATGCTGCTTGCTCATCGCCGCGAAGTCGAACAGCCCTTTATCGCCCCACAGCACCGGAATCGCCTTCATAAAGCGTTCCATCTGCAAATCGGTCATGTCATTGAAGCAGTCCTGCACCGACATGATGAGATAGCCGCTGGCCGGTGTGGTCTGGCCGTCGCCCTGGATCGGATGACACACCGTCCAGTGATCGTCCATGCTCTCGTTGCGCGATTCGGCATAAGTATCGCCCACAAAAGCCACAAACATGCCATCGGGGAAGTTTTCCTCGAAGAACTTGCGGTCTCCTTTGTCCTCGATGTTCGCAAAGAAGCTGGGACGCAGCCATGTGCGCTGCCAGGTCGGCAGTTGCGCGACGGTATCGCCGGTCTGGGTCAGAAGCCGAATGCCCTGCGTGGTCGCAATGCGCGTGGTGCGGTCAAAGTTGTATTCGCCGGGGCCGGGCATGCCGCCGCTGATCGTCGCGCTGATCCACGGATACATCGCCTTGGCCGAACTCAGGTCAATTTCGTAGGAGAGCTGAATAAAGGGGAAGTCGCTGCGCCGTCGCATGTTGATCGGAACCTTCGTTTCGAGCACTCCAAACGCATCAATGACTTCGCCGCCGCGCGGCTGCCGCGGCTTTTTGGCCGGTGGTGGGCCAGCTTCGCCCAACCCTTCGGGCGCTTCGTCAACGTGAACCTCATCGTCATAGCCAAAGCGCGCGCCATCGCAAACCCAGCGCGAATAGAAGCACACGCGGCCATCGGTCCACATATACCGCGCGGTTTCCTCGGCAAACACTTCCACGTGATTCTGATACTCGATTTTCTTGCGCAGCGCATCAGCCGATGAGGAAATGCGCATCGCATCGGGGCTATTGATGTCGGTGGCGATGAACTTGACGCTGGGCGGCACGCCGACTTGCGTAATAAAGCCGCGCCCGAATGCCTGATAGATATTGAACCCGTAGGTCAGCGCGACGTCGCCGGTGTCGCCGTAATCCTGATTGCTGCTGGGCATGTCCCAGATGGCGTTGCGCTCATCGAAATACGCATCGAACATGGATCGCCAGTAGAATCGCGCCTCACCCGCCCGCTTTACCTCGTCAATGCGTGCGAACATATCGGTCTGCGCGACCTTCTGCACGAGATTCTTGGCGATGTCCTGATAGTGCTTGGGCAGGCGTTCGTTGCGGAATCCATAGAGCGCGGCGCCGTCGTTCTGCGTCAGCTCGCCGGGCGCAAACAGCTTAGGAACTTCGGGCAGGCTGGTGCTGTCCTGATCGGTTGAAACGTCTGGCTTGAAGTCGGGCATTCAGTTGATGATCCAATAATTGAAACACGCTGGGTTAACGCTAGGCATCGTCGCGCTAATCGTAAAACTGGTGCCGCCCGATCGCGCGCTTACGCCGTACAACGCGGGCACAGTCGTATTGCACGTCACCGAGAGTTTCGTACTCAGGCTGGAATCGAATGTCACCAGAATTACGCTGTTGGCCATTACCTCGCCAGTGTCTACAACCACGCTAGTCGTACCAGCAGCCACGACAACTGAGCCGGAAATAGCTATGTCACAGGCGGCCGGTGAAGCGGCGCTGGCGCAATTTTCGTAACTGGCGTAGATAACGCTGTCGATAATCCCGTTGTGCATGTAGGCATTGCCGGATTTGATTTCATCCGACGCGCCACAGGAAAACGTATTGCCGCTATCCAAACAGGGAGAATCTTGGAGAGACGTAGCACTAGCAGCCTGCGGGATTGTGCCTGTGGTCAAGCCGCTGATGCCGCTGCTCGGCGTATGGCAAGATCCATCAGCGCCCAGATATTGAGTACCGCTGCAAGTCGAAAAGTAAGCCACAATTGCGGCAGAATTTGTGGGGCAGCCGGTTACCAATGCGCAAGAATAGTCCCCGCTGGTCGCCACAATCGCGCCAGTGCGGCCGAACACGCTGCTAACCGCCGATGTTGCCGCGCCGGGGATCACCTGATTGCCCTGCTGAGCCACAAGCGCGGCTGCAAACAGGATTGCTACACCGAACGCAAAGAATAGTTTTTTCATGGTCTCCCTACATGCAAGCTGTGATGGTCGCTGCCACGCCCGGCGAAGTGACTTCCTTCACGCACACGAAGCGGAACTGCTGCGCTCCGGCACCCGCGCGCTGCAACGTAACCTGATCGCCTGCGGTATTGGTGGTTGTGGCAACTTTCGTCCACTGCGACGGATTCGCGGTTGGATCGGTGTTGAACTGCGCCACGTAGATTTCGTAACTCACAGAGCCAGGCGCGCTCTCGTAGAAGAAATTGAGCACGATGGGCCGCGCGGTGTCGCGCATGTAATCGGTCACGTTCACCGGCTGCGAAAAGTTGTCCGCACCAATTCCGTTGCCGTCGCCTGGGCTGACAAGCTGCACCGAATCGCCAGTGCCGCCAACGTGAAAAACGGGGAGTTCTGTGTTGTATTTCGTCATTTTGGCTTCTTCACCTTTTCGGGGAGCTTCTTGCCCTTGCTGGCGTCTTCCCACTCCTTGAGATTCACGCCGGCCTTTTCCAATTCCTCTTTATGGGCTTCCATGTAGCCTTGCTGCGCCTTGGATTTGAACGGCATTACGCCTCCGGCTGGCCCACGCCCATTGCTGCCAGCGAATTCACGCCCTCGGTCTCCGACTGGCCCGCGCCAGGCTCGCTGGGTTCTTCCATTCCGCTCTGCGAAGCGTGTGTCAAGTGCTCGGCGACGTGCGCGACATGCGGATGTCCTTTGCTCACATGCTTGTGGCCGCCGTGATGCGTGGTAACCGTGTGGCCTTCGCCCTCGGGCTTGACCTCGGCTTTCTCGGCCGGTCCATGCTCAGAAGCAACCTGCTGGATTGCTTCGTGCGTCCCTTCCTGACCGCCATGATCGTGCATACTGGTTGCGCCACCTTCTGCTTGTGGATCACCTCCCTCGCCAGCAGGTTCTTGCTTCTGAGACATGCGATTTCGCGCGAGGCTACGGCCCACGCTGGAAGTCCCGGTTTCTTTTCCATCAATCTTCATGTTTCGGCTCCTCTGCTGGTTTGGTTGCCGCGGCGCTCTTGACAAGCCTTTCGGCAAAATTAGGATCGCGCGAGTTCGCAATCCGTTGCTGCTTGCGCTGGGTAAAGACCACGCGACCGCTCGACACCTGGGCCACCTCTGGCTTCTTGGCATCTGAATCAACATAACTATCGGCCGGCTTTTCGAGTTCCTTGAGGATTTGGTCTAGTTTGGCTTCGATTGCCCGCTGGGTTTGCGCCAACTCCCCACATCCAGCGAACAGTTTTTCAACATCCGCTTTTAGCTTTTCAATATCCGCTTTTAGTGCGTCTAATTCCTTGCGCACTTCCGCGTTCATTTGCAGCTTGAACATTAGTGCCTCCTCGGCTTGAATCTACGCGAAGTCGAATAGTATGGGGCCGATACCTTCTTTTCCTCTGCCATGAGTTGCAGGTGCTTGATGTAGCGGCTTGAGCCTACCACGGGCAGTGCGCCAATTTCCTCGCGCATCACTTCCTTGAACGGCTTTTCCTCCGGCTTAATCCGCGAAGCGATCCCATAACGGCTGCCGTCCAGAACGTCAAGCAAAGGGCTATCACCCTCATCGTCAATATCACCATCCTTGCCAGGCTTCTTGCTCGCCAGCGCCCAGCCCAGCGCCTCAAACAGATGCGGACACTCCTCGCTAATCAGCCAATCGGAGCAGAATTTCGTCCAGCCGTCTTTCAGGTTATTGCGCGCGATGTCGCCTTCTTGCATGTGGTTGAACGGGTCCAGTAGCGTGTACATCAGCGTGAAGCCGTCCGAACGCTTGTTGAATGCTGGCATCGGACGCGGCAGATCATTGACCGTGAACACATCGCCCATGCGGCGCGCACGCGAGAGCAGATCGCCGCCGAACGTATCAGGCGCACCATAAATCTTATCCACGCGCTTGCGTTCGTCCTCTGGCGTCATGGCCGCTATTTCCCCGGCCACCGCTGTCTCGCTTAGCCCTCGAATCAGAAGCTCCCGGTAAGTCACAGGGAATTTCTTCTTGCTGCCGTCGTACAGATCAAGTTCGACGAAGGTGTTCCAGGTCGCGTAGCTGTGGTGTGTTTTGCCCCAATCGTATGCAATCCAGATCGGCTGCCAATACTGCTTGTACATGAGCCGCACAATCACGTCATGGGGAACCTCGGTAACCTCGCGCTCGAAGCAATCGAAATACTGGCCCTCGAAGCCGCTCCACTTGCCGTACAGCCACGCATCCCTAATCTTGCGCGGCATCGACATCAGGATTTTGCGATAGGCTTGGCCCGCCGGCCGATCCGCTGAGTAAGCCGGGTTGTCGTCCACCAGCGTCTTGATGAACAGGTATTCGCCAGCGTTGTAAGATTCGGGATCTTCACCGATCGGGCAGGATTTCTCGATGTCGCATCCGAACAAGTGATTCAACACATCGCCGCAGATGCCGCCTGGGTTCGTGGCGCCCTTGACTTGCGCGATTACCTTGCGGCCCAGCACGTCACGCTCGACGGTCGCGCGTACCGAACCGCTGATGAACTTCCATTGCGTGTACGGCCATTCCGACCATTCATCGAAATGAACGCAAAGGAATTCGCCCGACAGCATCTTGCGCGTGTCATCCTCGCTGCGAGCCGATGAGAAATAGATTTTGCTGCCGTTGGGAAGCTCTACGCGCTCGTTTCCCTGTTCGCCAATATATTTGCCGCGCAGATCGGAAGGCATTGACTTAAAGCGATTGATAATCGTTTTCTTGAGTTCGCCCATCGTCCGGCGAAAGATAATTTGCACCGAACCAGGCACCAGATACGCTTTGAACAGAGCGTCCCAACAGATCGCCTCAGTCTTGCCGGGGCCGCGGCCTCCACCGAATAGGATGTAGACCTCGGACGCAAGGAAATAGACAAGCTGCTTGGGAAGCGGATGGAAGATGCAGCGGAGAATCTGGCCTTCGTCGTTTGTCTCATACACGCTGTAGCGCGTGCCATGAAACTCGTGCATGTATTCTTCGAGGGAGCAGGGGCAGTCGTGGCCGTGGACGCCCGTGAAGTCAATCAGGAACGACAATCAATTGACCTGCTTGGCGACTTCTGCGGCTTTCTTCTGTAATTCCTTTTGCGCCTCAAACGCTTTCTTGCGCATCAGCAGAAATTCATTCCATTCGGCTGTGCTCATCCGGCAGCGGCCATCAGCGCGGCCTTTGAGCATTCCGCGTTGCGACATGAAGTCCATGAGTTCGTTGAGCACGAATGCAGTCTGGTTGGCTTGCTGCGCCAACGGTACGATGCGCGACTGAACGAAGTTTTGGCACCAGGTCGCCATCTCGCGGCGCGTGCAGGGCGCGTCCATGTCGATCTCTTTGGCGTCTAGTTCCGCTTTCGCGCGGTCGGGATCAGTTATCAGTTCCGCCATCGCCAGTCTCCAGTCTCACGGTTTGCGTGTGCGTCTCTTCGGTCTTTTGCACGCCGCCCTCGAGTAGAACTACGCTGCGTTCGTGCTTGTCCTCGACTTCGACTTCGGGAGCTTTTCCGTCGAATGTTTCTTTGTACAGCAATAAGAACGGCATCACGACTGCGATGTTGGGCCGCTTGCTTTCCAGATTCTTGATGATCGCTTCTTTGAGCTGCATCAGCAAATAATCTATGTCCGGAACTTCTTCGCCGTGCGCCATGCGCTTCTTGGCGATGAACACGCGGCGCAGAGCTTCACGGAATTCCTTGACGCGCTGACGGCCCGAAGGATTACCGCTCTGACCTGGCTGCCAAGAGCGCAAATTCCCATTGCTACCTGTGGCGATTTGTGCGCCTTCGCTCATGTCACCAAAGTACCACAATCAGCGCATCTTGGTCCCATCGGATGCACGCGGAACCTGCGGCCATTGCACTTCTTGCACAAGCCTTCCCACTTGGGAAACTTGAGGCGCGCTGCAACTTGTTCGGTGTGCGCTTCGATCATGCGCTTGGGGTCCCACGGCGTGAAGCGGCTGTTGAGATGAATTGTCAGCGCATTGCGATTGCGCACCGGATCGTTCGCGGGAATGTAGCGGAACTTTGGATCGCGCGGGCATTCGATGCCGGCCTGAGTTAGAGCGAAGCCAATTTGTGTATCCTCGCTCAACCCCAGTGGCTGATGGGGCGCGCCACTGGTTTTTTAATCCTCCTTACAAGTTTTGTTGGCACAGCTACTCCTTTCTTGCTCATATCGTTTGAGCCAGTTGCAATTCGCGCAGAGCAATTGATACCGTTCGATCTCAACGCCGCGCACGATCTTACGATAAATGGAAAGTGAATTGTAGCTTTTCCCGCTGACGCGCTCTAGACGGCCATCGCTTTTTACATGATCTATTTGCAAACAACGATGGTCAGTACAACCACGAGTGCCGTCACCGTTCAACCACTGACACGCAGGATTTGAACATTTGTCTCCGAGGATTGCGAACGCCCTGCGTTTTGTTTGCAATCGCCATGTTGCTTTTGCGTCGTTCATCTTCGGACGATTCCGCTTCTTCCAATTGTTCGAACGCGCAAGCCCATCGCGATATTTTTCACGCTTCGACTTCGACATATTCGAACTCCGCGCCTAACGCTCGCAATTGGTCGTCCGTCATTTTCTCAAGTTCGGCGTCGGTATAGTAGAGGATTGCTTGCGCTGCTTTGCGCGATGTCCAGTAACCGTCGCCGCCCAGCGGACAGAAATGGCTAGAGTCAGGATGAGCAGGGCAAGGAGGGCAATTAAAAAGCACCACGCCAAGAGCGTCATAAGACTCGAAACCACACTTATATAGGCGTTCAACAAAGACATAAGTATCTGTGAAGATGCGGAAGATATAATCATAGCCAAGCTCCAGTGCCCAGCGCAGGCTCTCTACTGTCTTCCAAGGTAGCCCCAGGTAACCATCTGGTACATCATGTAGCATGACTTCATCGGGACACAGCGTCCACGCATCGCCGATATCGCATTTCTTGGCCGTCGCCGGTGCCAGCTCGCCCAGCGTGCCCGGTGAGCCAATGAAGTTGGGATCAAGCAGCAGCTTTTCTTCCTCGGGCGAGAAATTGCGATCGCCCATGAAGAAGCGCAAGTCCCATCCGGCCGGCAGTTCCTTGCCCCAGGTATCGCGGATCGCCGCATTGCTTCCATTACGCACATCCTTCCAGCAGGAATTGCAGGCGATCAACACCTTTGACGTTGGGTTCGGATTCGGCACCGCGGAAGTCTTTGCGCCGTGTTCCTTGATCCACGGATATTGCAATGTGAAAGCGTTCGCCGTCGTCATTCGGTCATAAGCCTCGCGCATCCATTTTTTGTCATAGTTTCCGGTGCCTTTCGACATATGGCAGGAGATCGTATCGTTGTCGGGGAGAATGCGCGGCTCGTCGCGGCCATAGCTCCAGCCCATCGAGAAACGCGGATCATGCGCGGGATTGATGCCGGCCACCCCCAGCGTGTCACCGATCCACTGATCCTGCAGCTTGTGAATCTCGGAGTTTTGGTCAATCGCGGCGTCGGCCAGGATTCGCACGGCCTTCATGCTGAGCCAGAAGCCCGGCCCGCCATGACAGAATGGCCAGTTTGTCGGCACGTCCAGCGTCGAGCCAAAGTAGTCATGCGCCTCGAATCCGCTGGCCAGTAGCCGTTCCATGTGCACAAGCGTATCCACGTCGCACCGGAACACGTGCGTAAAGGCTTGCGGCGCCGCCCAGCGCATCATCCGGCGTGTTTTGTACGTGAGTTCGACCCAAAGGCCGTCCGGGGCATCCAGTACCGTCATATTGGCCCCTACGGCGTTTTCAACGGTGCGGCCCACGAAGATTTGGTAGGGGATCTTGCAGTCGCGCAGCCAGGTGGTGCGCAGCATTTCGATATTGCCGTTATCCAGATCGTGCTTGGACGCACCGATGAGGATCACAGGCTTCATCGGGTCAACCAAAACGCGGCAGCGGTGGCAAATATTGTTGCGGCTATTGACGGAGTAAACTTAATCTCTTCACCCCGAATACCTCTGATAATACAAGTCACACACGCTATCGCATTGATCCAACCACAAATATGAGCGATCACGGTTGCGCCCACCAAATCGTATCAACCGTCTGGAATCCGGGTACCAGCTCCTGCACTGCGCGGATCACCCCCGTCCAGTAATCAGGTGAAAAGTCATGGCCGCAGAGCAAGCCGCCCGGCGCCAGCAGTTGCTTCCACGCCAGAATGTCGTCTCGCACGCTTTCGTACTCGTGGTCTGCGTCTATGAAAATCATGTCGAAGGCGAACACGTCGCGGAACAGTTGCACGGCTTCGAGCGAGGAAATGCGGAACGGAGCAACGGTCTTGCCGATGTGCGGTCCGAGGTTCTTTAGGAATTCGCGCAGCAGCCAGTCTTTCTTGCGCCACAAGTCCTCTTCCTTCTGCCACCAGGAGTCCTCACCAAAGCCGTACATCGTGTCGGCCCACATATCCACGGCGCAGATGCGGCCTTGCGTGTTATCGGCCAGGCAGCGCGTCGAGCGGCCACGCCAGCAGCCAATCTCGCAGATCATCCAATGGGAGCGTGCCTGTTTGGCGAGCCAGTTCAGTTCCGTCTCGCTCATCCAACCAGGAATCTGTTGGGCGGGTCCAATCACGCAGTGCGAAACCTCTCGGCCAATTTTGCTGATCTTGCGGCATTCTGAACCTTCAATTCAGCTCGTTTCTCCTTTTTAAGCCGCATGATCGTCTCAATAGCCTCCATAAGTATGCGTTCTTCCTTGGGCAGGTAAGATTTCCGGGCCTTTCTGAGCATAGCCCACAGCGCATGCCCAATCCGCACCAGCTTTAGCTCTCCGCGATCTATGTCATGGTAATCGTAAAGTTGCTTCTTCGTGAGCTTCATTCACCCTCCTTGGCACATCCGGGAAAGCGTCCCGGATTCGTTCCTCCAGTTTGATTTTTGCCCAAAAGTTCAGTTTCTCTTTAGCTAACCACCGATCACTGACCAACTCCTTTGCATCTCCGGGCCGCGCCGCAGTGTATTCGACTGGCACGCCCAGCATCTCAGCAATCCGGTTCATCGAAGTCAGCGTGCCCGTACAAACGTCCAGCGTGTCGCCCTTGAAGTCGGAGAACAGCGCCAATTCAAACGCGCGCGCTACGTCCTCGGCGTGAACCCAATCGCGCGACTGCGTGCCATCGCCAGAGATGAAGAACTTGCCATTCTCGGCGTAGGATTTATTCAGGCCGGCAAAAGCGCAAAGCTGGTATTCGGTCTTGGATTGCCCGGCACCGTAGATATTCGACGGTCGCAGCCCCATCACGCTCAGGCCAAACTCCGCATTCGTGCGCACTAGCGATTCAACGGCGCGCTTGGTGCACTTGTACACCGTCCACTGATCCGAGAGCACGATATTGCTTGAACACACCACTACGCGCTTGAGGCCGCGCAGCGCCGCAATCTCCAGCACGTTCATCGTACCGCCGACGTTCACGCGCCAAGCCTCTTGCGGTCGGTCCTGACAGGTCAGATTGCGGCCGTAAGCGGCGAGATGGACGATGGAGTCAATCGCGTTCTCGCGAATGGCTAGCTCAATATCACGATGATTGGTAACGTCGCCTTTGAAGGCTCGGCAGTGCATGGCGGCTGTGGCATCACCGTCGCCACCACACAACGGATCAAGATTGTCAAAGGCAACAACGGTCTCGCACTTTGGATTTGCAATCAATTTGGCAATGACGTGACGCCCTAAAAATCCGCACGCCCCGGTCACAAGTACGTTCATTTCGTGTACACTCCCGTCATGCCAAAAGGTCTATACGGCCACAAACTCAAGCGCAGCAACGAGCGAATACTACTCCAGTACGGCAATCTTGCAAAATTCTTTGTGCGGCGATATGCGCGCATGTTCGGCCTCTCGCGTGAGCAATACGATGACGCTCTGCAATCGGTCTTCGCCGAAATCTGCAAGGCCGCGCCGTCGTATCGCAATGGCCCCGGTATGAACGTGGTGATCCGCACCAAAACGCTCGACGTGATGAAGCGAATCACGAAAAGCAAAGTGGAAATGGCCGCAGGGCTTATGCGCGAAAATAGAGAGACATTCAGAGGTGACTTTGAAGGTGAGCACTGGACGCTTTCGGGAATTGATATGGACAAAGGTACCTGCTGGAACGAACCATCTACAGCGCCACCGAATTTGGTGCATGTGGACGTTGGCTTCATTTCGCGGCACCTTGATTCACTTCCTTCGACCGAGCGGACGGTGCTTTCCCTGCTGTACGGACTGGACGGGAATGAATCTTTCTCAGAAGCGATTGTTTCAAAGAAACTTGGTCGTAATCGTTGGTGGGTAATGCGGAAACATGCGCACGGAATTGCTCGCTTGCAGAAATCTCTCGGTATAGCCGCCACGCCCGCAGTATCTCTACGTCCTCAGCCCGCCTCACTTGATCCGGCGTAAATCGCAACAAACTCCAACAGCGAACGGCGGCCAAATTGTACTTGAACATGTCCTGCAGGAATCCTTGTCCCCTTGTGTGCCTTCCACGGGTCCAGACGCCGCCCTCAATTTCTATCGCAAGCATTAGCCTCGGAAGAGCGAAATCGAATCTAAACTTGCGCTCTGGATCAACCCGATACTCAGCCTCTATTTCTTCGTCCCAGAATACTAGGCACAAATGGTCGTGCATCAGCAGATCCACGTCTTTGATTTTTGGCTTGTGGTTGACCGTGCTCAATTCACACCCCCATGATATTTCGCCTTCACAGGGCTTTCGCCTCAACTTCTGCCCATCCCGGGCTGATTACCTGATTCCTCTCGTCCTGAGTCATTCCTTTCCATTTGGCCCATGTGATTTCTTCTGGGACCTTGCCCGCGTCACGTAGGGCCACGAATTCCTTGTATCCCGTCTTTGGCTGCGCGTTATCAAACATATGTTTTTTCTCCGTCTTTTGAATTGGAATCACATAAGGTAAAAATGCCTTTGTCCCTTCTTGTCTCTTTGTTTCTTGTATTACTTCTTGTTCACCGCTCCGGTTTGAACCCACTTTTACCAGAGTGGGTTCATTTGGGAGTGGCACTTGACTGATAGTGGGTTCATTTGGGAGTGGCACTTTTGGGAAGTATTTGCAGACTCTAATGGGGTAGTTTCCGTGATGACCCCGGGTGAAATGAGGCTCAATATACTTCTTTTGCGACAGGGAATTTACAAGGCGTTCAGAGGTCGTCTTGCGGATATGCAGGATCGCGGCCAGTGCCCGGGCTGATCCTTTCCAGAAGCCGGAACGGTGATCGGCCAACTGGATCATTAGCACATAGGCAGCATATTCTTGAGCCGTGATTCTACCGTCAATTAGGTGTTCGATTATCCCGCGTCGGAGTTTTGCGAAGCCAGAATAGGAGGACGTAAGAACACCTCGCAACAGGTGATTCCGGGGAGCCGTAGCAACTGGTTGCGCAGCCGCCCAGCTCCCAAGAACGCGAGCCGTACTATACAGCGAACCATGTATTGCGTCAAGAGGAATAAGGGAAAACTGTATTACTCATTGTGCAAATCTTTGTGGAATTTAGTCGATGTCAACTTGACAGGAATACACTCCAAAGATCTCACCTTCATACTCGATCCTAAGTGGGGTACAGTTTCCATCGAAAGAAATGTGTTGATCCAGTTTACTGATCAGCTTCACACCTGGTGCTGGCTGAACTTTAACTATCATTCCAGCGGATTTTTCTGCTTTCGTGCGCTCAAATTCTGCGACTTGGTGTAGGGAACACCAATTGTCGGGATGGCGCAAGCGGGCAGGCTGCCAACGAGTTTCGCTCACTGATTCACCTTTGTGGAAGATTCGCAGATGCGCTCTGCGTAGGTGGCAACACACGATGATAGCTCTGGAGGAATGGTCGCGTTCTGCGCCGTCATTTCTTTGCGATCTTTGCTTTTACTTCCGCTGCTGATAAGCGGGTGCTTTCGATTCCACACCGGGGAACCCTTGAATTCTCGAAAACCCATCGCTTCCCGCGTCATGCCCTTGATAATTCCTTGTGGCATGAGTGGTGGGACTCCAGAACCCCACAAATAGAATGGACCGCAATGATTCTGCGCTCGCCCGACAAACTTTTGAGCAGGCCGCACATTCTCCATCACGTAAGGAACGCCGCTAGCCTCGCAGATAGAGCGTGTGTGGTTGAATAACCGAATGCCATTCTCCGGGTACTTCGGATTCGGGTGAAAGTGCTTCATACCATGCACCGAGAACTCCTCGCAGGGAGAAGAGGCACAGATAAAGTCGAATCCCTTTAGCCACGGCGTTTCATCCCAGCGAACATGAATCTCCATAATGTCTGAGTGGATGTATTTGCAGTTCGCCGGAATTTCTGGCGGTTCGGTCAGGTCCACACCAACACATTCCCATCCCCTCGCCGCGAATGCGCGACTCCAGCCCCAGCGGCCGCAAAATAGGTCTAGCATCCTCACTGATTAACCCACCCCGGCACGAAGCACAGCCACGCCGCGGTTACCACAACGATGTAGAGCAGCAGGTACAGCATTAGGCGTTTATCGGCCATCTTCTCTCTCCAAATATCTGCCGCGCCAGGTCGGCGTGCTCGTGGCAGAAATGTCGTTTGACAAGTGCGAGCAGGCCGAGTAGGGGAATATATCCTGCTACTACCGCTCGCCACCAATTTTCCCCTTTCACGGGGAGAGAATTAAACTCCTCCATATCCGTTCCTGTATTCCCGCACCCCGGCCAGTCGCATTGCGTGAGGCGTCGCGCCCCAGGTATTCGTTGCGCGCTCATTCTTTTTCCTGGGTGACGTGAAAGCCCATGAAGCCTACGCTGTGCCAGACGCCTTCCGCATCGACAAATTCTAGAGTATCGCCGTAGCCCCGAAGTCTCTGCTGAGTACAGTGCTCGAACGTGATGCCAACGCCCGCGCTCGCTTCACTTCTTGGCGGGTAGATTGTGACGGTATATTTCATGGCCGCTCCTCTGTGATTATTTCGGGCAGGTGAATTCCTTCCACTTGCCTTGAGTGAATCTGAAACAGTTGTTCCCGTCCTGAAAAAATACATCAAGCGGCTCATAAAACGGGGAGTCGCAGATCGCCGTGGAAGCGGCGGTGACCGGATCATCGCAGCGCGAATGCGCTTGGTACCATTTGTCGGCGGATCGTTTGCCGAGTTGATAGCCGAGGAATAGTGCGGCGAGAATGGCGGCAACGATGAGGAAATTTCGCATTACTGTTTACTCCCTTCGGGCTGCGCGATGGGGCGCACCGCAAGCGCCGGTTCCGCTGCGATATTTCCACGGCGATCTTTGTACCACCATTTGAGTATGCTGACTTTGGACGGAATGACTTCGGTTATGGTGAACGTGCGGCGCGTCCGATTGACCATCACTTTCTCGCCAATCTTAAATTTCGGCTTTCGTCTCATTCGCTCTCCTTTGTGGGCTGCGCCGCCCGCTGCGCCAGTATTCTGCGGTAGACATCCTTCATCGGTATTTCGATAGCTCCCGCTTCCACGGCCAACTTCCTTTTTGACAAGCAAATATCGAAGTGCTCATGGCGCGTCCCGGCCTTTTGAATCCACTTACGTTGCACGCCGATCTTGTCCGCCATCGCTAACAGTTCCTCGGTGGAATCTGCGAGCATATGGCACATCCGCATCCGGCCGTATACGGCCTTCATGTCGTCAACGTACACGCTCATTTCGTCTCCGTGGGCTGCGCTACAGGCTTGCGGGCGGCTAGTTCTCGTAACTTCTCTACGATGAAGTCGGTTGACCACATTCCAATTTGTTCGCTGAACCAGGTTCTTTCCATCGCTATAAAAGGTCATCCCACTGTTTGTGTGGTATCGGGTCAGACACAAGTAGCTGGAATTGCAGCATTAGTTTCTTTGCCACATCCTTCCGCACCTTTGCCACATCCACCGCAGGGAGGGGCTCCGAACTGCTCATCACTTTGTAGGTACTCTCAGAGCTTTCATTACACATGCGTCGCATACAAGTTCCTCTTTCATTGTTTCTATTTGGGAAATTAACTTTTTCGATGCATCACCTTTTCCACATCGCTCACATTTGTTTCCGTTATCCAAATATGGATGGCACTTAGCACAATCAAGGCCATGCAGATAACCGTGCTCGCATTGACGCTCAGAACCAGCATCCATCGTACTTTCATAGCACACTCGCTCCGCGTCTTTCAGTTCAGCCTCCGCTTCACGATATATTTCGTCTCGAAAACTAATCGTATAAGTTCCAAATGCCACTAACAGGCGGTGTAGTGCAGGGTATGCCCGCTTTTTCATTTCCCCTCCCTTTCGCTCCCCTTCGCACTGGCGCGGGACAAGGCGGCACGGATCACCATACTTATGTGCAAGGTGTAGTCTTCGTCATTCTCGAATTTAGATCCACAGCTACACTGAGTCAGATCATCGGTGTCCCAAAATTGATGCTGTGAAACTATGCGGGCAAGGGATGCTGCAATAGCTTCGTCCCCGCTCCCCTGCTGAGGCGCTGGGGCGGATAGGGCGGCAAGGAACTTACGAACGTCGTTGGCCCATCCGATCCGCGCACTGCCATTCATGGCTAAAATTCCACGACGCAAGAGGAAAATAGCTACCCCGTTAGTATTCGCAGCGGGAGTGGGTAGCGAGCTGGCGGCTTGCAGTTCAGATAAATTGGAGGGAACCTGTGCCGACGTGGCATCTTGCGATGCTTCTGAGTTACCCGCCTCGGCATTGGCGTTGGTTTCACGATTCACAGGTTCCCGTAGCTCTTTCAGTCTGGTCTCAGCCAATTGGAAGATACTTTCTTCGGCACCATCTAGCAAACAGTCTACTTTCACTGACTCGATCTCACGGCAGATGCGGCAGTAATGAGAAGGAACGGTATTCGCCGGTGCTGCTTCCAGATTCATGTATTCCTCAATCTTCCGGTGCCCGCAGGCCATGCGTTCTTCCACGTCTCGCGCGAGTCGTTCTGCTGCGGCTAGTTCTTCCCTAGCTGAAGCACATTCCTTACATGATTCCAGTGGCCCCTCATCGCAAACGTCGCGGTGAAAATTTTGAATCAAATAGCGCAACTTCGGATACTTCCCTCCCACAGGTTCGCTCATAGGGATTCTCCAATCGTCTTTTGCAATGCCTCGGCTTCTGGCGCTTTGCCAGTCTTTAGAAATGTCACGCGCACTTGGGTACCCTTCTTCGTCGGAATCCGGTTGAGATGGGCCACCCAATCGCTAAAGACAACATCGGTTGCTTCTTCGCCGGCGAGAGACTTAATACGGTCCTTGATTTCGGCGTCCAGATCCTCGAATTCCTTGCCGATAAGCCGAATCTCTGTCCAGCGATCGGCCTTAGCCACAAGCTCTGCGGCCATCTCGTCAGTGAGGATTCGGGCGCCAGAGCCAAAGTCCAGCGATGGCAGACAGGCGTTGTACATCTCACATTCGCAGCAAACGTCGGGATCAGCGATCTTATCTGTCTCCCCCGGAGGCTCCTCCATTTCAATATGAAGATTGACCGTTGCAGCTTTACTAATCATTCTCTCCGCGATGGATAGCACTTCATCATCCATCCGGTATTCGATCACCTTGATTCGCCCTGTGGATTTGTTCTTCAGCAGAAGCCAGTAAACCTCTACCGATTGCAGGACCATGTAGAGGCATACCTGCTTGTCCCACTTCTGAATCCAGTCGGAGCGCGAATGGCGAATGGAGGCCACATCCGACAGTTTTTCCCAGGTGTAGGGATTGCAGGACTTGGTTTCTACGCGAATCCTCGGGCTGCCTCGTCGGCGAATGGCAAAGTCTTTGCGGCCGGTAATCTGATATTTCGGCCACGACATCTGCCCTTCCTGCCCTTCGATCTCATAGCCCATGTCCTCCAGGTCGCGTTTGACCATCCGCGCTTGGTCATTGCCCTCGGAAAAGATCATTGCCAGACCGTTATCAATGGCGCGGCGTTTCTCGGGAGGCACCGTTCGATTGTAAATCGCGTATGCAGTGCATTTGTGAGCCAGCGCCGTGACCCAGTTGGCAGTAGCCATGCTGGAGCCGTGGGACTGAGAGAGTTTGTATTTCTCCCAGTCTGCGACAAGCTGTTGGGGCGTGATCGGCTCCCCGGTCATTTGACACCGCCCTCGAACGCCTTGCAAATCTCCTCGTATTTCGAGCGCGGAATGTCTTTGCTGTGTTCGATTCCGTACTTGGCCTTGAGATATTCTTTCATTTCGGAATCTTTCCAGCCTACGCCCTTGGCAATCGCGTAGAGCCGTTTTGCCTGAGCCTCCGATATGCACGGCTCCCAACTCCCCTGCCGCTCTCCTGAGCCTTCCTGTGCGGCCTGTTGGCTATTCTGAGACGTTGCCGCTGGTTTCTGGCCGTCTTTCTCCTTGAAGGTGACATAGCTGGCCTTCGAGAGGTCTAAGCCGGCTTCTTTTAGTTCGGCCAGTGATGGCTTGAGGCCGGCATCTTCGAGCGCGTGATTCCACATGTTCGTGATGGCCGCGAGGCGCACGGAAGGGATGTCCACTTCTTCCAGAGGCAATTCTTTGCCATAATTCCTGCCAAAGAAGTCGTCATAGGTCGCCCGCGAGCCAACCACGGAGATGCGGCGCCCGCCCGGAAGAATCAGCGTCCCATGAGCCTCGAAGATGATGTATGGGCCTTCCTTGCCGTCGTAGCGGCTCTCGGTAATCTTGAGGTCGGCGATATCGGCTTCGATCCATCCCAAAATCTGCTTGCACGCATTCTTGGCATAATGGACCGTCATCTTCTCCGGGGTGTTCCCGTAGATCACAACGTCTTTCGGGTCCACGTTGGCAGCAATCAGCCGAACCAATCCCCGCCGCTTTTGAATGTGCTGGTTTGCCCGTTCGAGGAATTGCTCGGTATCCTGCTTCGGAGTTAGTGTCCCCGACTGAATCAACTCAATTGCTTGCGTCGGCGTCTCTTTTACGGTATCTTCACTCATCCCATTCACCTTTCCTTTCGTTTAAGCCCTGTTGGAAGCAGGGCTTTATTTCTCCATCATCCTTTCGAGCCTACGAACTTCCGCGCTCTCGGGCTGGTTCATGGGCTGGAGCACGCGAGCCAGCGGGAGCAAGCCTCGGCCACCACAAAATTCGCAGCGGTCGTGCTTGGGCCAGCTAATCTTTTCACAATCAACGCACAGTACGGCGGTGGAAAGTTTCATCGGAATGCCTCCGGTCGCAGCAATGACCAGCACCAATCGCCTATTCGGAAACACTTCGGACCGTATCCGTGCCTCTCGCTAAAAAGAGGAGGAAATCTCTTGTGATCGTGAAACTTAACCCCATATCCACAAATCCGAAACCACCAAAACCCGCGAACATAAAATGCGGTCATCGCAGCACCAGCCATGCGAACAAGATCATCAGACCGAAATAGCTGCCCCAGAAGCCTAGGAAAGACCAGTTAAGGCGTTTCACCACGATCCTCCTATCTCGTCGTCGTATGCTTTCTGTGCACGATCTTCCGCTTCGGCTCGCATTGATGCGGCCATTTCCCTGTTACATTCAGAACGGCCGCACGTGTCTTGATATGGATAGGGCTGCACGTAGATTCCAAGTTCTTCTCCACACCACGAGCAGTACTGCATCTTTGGCGCCTTCATAGGAACGGCTCCTTTCCCTGCACCAGCGGTTGTGGCATTGTGGCCGTGATCGCCTTGCACTTCTCGACCTCTTCCCAGCACTCGCGGTTCCACGCCACAAACAGGTCGCGGGCTTCGATGTACCAGCGGGGAAGTAGCCAGTTAAGCCAGTTCATATTCTTCCCCCTTCCCTTCGTCGCCCACTTCGCAATCGCCACCGCAGCCGGAACAGGTCAGCATTCGGAACTCTCCTTTGCGTGTGCAACGGCCTCAACGGGATCGCCTACTTTATGGCCGCATTTTTCGCAGTAGGCTTGACGATCATTTAACAGGAAATTACAGTTCTGACAGCGTTTTTCTATCGTTTTGCAACCGCATATAGGGCAGAATTTCGGTGAGGAATAGCCAGACAAATCGTGCTCTTTTGATCCAGAACAGGTAAACATCGCCATTATTTCTTCCCTCCGTTCTTGCGTGCTTCGAGAAATTGGCCGATTGCTGCACGTAGCACGCTCGCCAAGCTGCGATCTTCCTCTTTGGCGATGGCGCGGCACTTGTCCAGCAGCATCGTTTCGATTTTGACGCTTTCGTGATTGACTAGGTGTTTCAAGGTTCCTCCTTACAGACATACTTATACCAGTGTCCGTATGTGCCGTCAAGTGGTTTTTTGTGGAACTATTGCCTATAGAAGTGGAAGTTTCCCGAATCCATCACATGCGTCATCTGCGAGGCCCACAGCGGCGGGTGAGCATCTAGCGATCTATCGAAATAATGCGTAGCCCCCTGTGCGGCGTCGGGACAGCCTGCGTAGACCTGCGAGGCAGCATTCATCGCCATTTCCCACGACTTGTCTATGGTGGACGGCCAGCGCACAAGGTTAGGATCGTGCGCAATCGTCATGGAGGAATACTGCTCATATTTGGTAATGACTTGAGCGTAGGTGCCGCCCCACCAGTTTGGCTTATCCACGCGGTTGCGAATGGAACAGCCCACGGCGAGCATCGTAGGAATTGGCTGGTTGCTGGATTCGCGCCAGATTACGAGGGATAGGAGCGATTCTTCCCATTGCGCTTGTGTCACTTGAGGTTCTGCCCCTCCAGCCACACCACGTATTCGGCGCGCCACTGATCGTGGAGTTCCGCGCCCGCGCAATGGCCTGGGAAACAGCGGTTAAGTGCGCCCGCAAGGATGCGGCCCCACAGCTTACCCTTGGCAGCAGCGCGTCCCGACCGCGCCGATAACGTCTCGTCGCTGTTCCCGTAGCAAATCACATTGCACAGCACATCGAATGCAATGGCTACACGAGTGAAGTATGCGCTCACGCGGCTGCTGGAGGCGCCGGAGCCGGTACTGCCGGAGGATTCGGAAGCGGATCACCCGAATAGGCGTTCATAAAGTCGGCAACGCCGCCGGCGATGGTGACCAGTGCGGCATTTGCCTTCGCCGGGTCTGCGGCCTTTTTCCCTGCGATATTCATGGCAGCCAAGAATGCGGGAGCAATCGCCGCGCCCGCCATTTGAGCCTTCTGCGCTCCGGTCAGCCCAGGCGTGCCGATGGCCGCGCCAGCCGTTTCAATTCCGGTGATGGATTGAAGCAGCCAGGTTGCATCGTTTTGCGCGGTCGCTTCGACTGTCGAAACTGTTCCTTGGACCTTTGAGGGCAATAGCGGGGTAAACGGTGCCAGCATCGGGATTGTTTCGATTGCCACTTCCGCGCCAGCCGCAAGGATCTGTCCTGCCTTCTTTAGAAAGCTCACGAATTTGTTGGTCATCGGTTCACCTCGCGTGGAGTTGGTGCACCCTAAAGGACTCGAACCTTTAACCCGCCGATTATGAGCCGGCCGCTCTTACCGTTGAGCTAAGGGTGCCTCGGCTGCCTACTTTATTCCAGCCCGGCGCTATCGCCAAGCGAATTCTCTTTTTTATCGTCGCGGAGCGGTTCGCTCCATTCCAGATATCCCATGAGCAAGGCCCGCGCCAGCTTATTGCGCTTGTTGCGCTGAAACGCGCCGATCAGCCTTTGTCTGGGTTCATGCCTTTTGGGAATACGATCTCGCCTCCTGCATGGCGATGCGGCGGGTATTCCTTGAGCCAGCCGCGAATCTCCTCGATTAGCAATTTCAACTCGGTCAACTGGCTGCGAATATCGGTGACGAACTTGCGGATCGGGCCAATCACAATGGAGAAAAGCAAAAGCCACACGCCGCTTAGTATTGTGGTGAGATTTATCGTCCAGTCGAAATGAAGCACTAATCCTCCACGTCTGGCAATTGGCTTTTCAGCCAAGGAATGTAGCCCAGCAAGGAATCTGAAAGCAGCCCATAGGCCAATGCTAGAGCGTTGTTGATCGGAATGGCAAACACGGCCGCTTCATCGGGAGTCAGCGGGTGAATCATGGAAATGCCCTTCACCACGAGTTGCGGGTTGTCCCAAAGAAGCAAGAAAAGAGCCGTGGAAGCGGTGATGCGGTAGAGCAAGCGAATCCCGGTAATCTTGATGACCGCCCTGTAACCCATCTTGGCCTTGCGCGCCTGGCTATCCACCTGCAACGCGGCGTGCATGAGTTGGCCCCAGTAATAAAGCGCCCAGATAACCCACAGGTGGTGGAAGTGAGTTACGACAGGGGTCGCCTCAGTGGCGATATTCACTTGCATTGAGTCTCCAAGTACGGCTTTTACAACATAACTTTTCGTGCTATAACGATTCTCGTCAATCGCCCGAACGGGCAACCATTGTGCCGCGCAACGCGGCGGGGAGTAGAAAATGACACCAGACATTCCGGCAGGTGCAGGCTCGGCCGCAGGAGCGGGCGGCGGTGCGGCGAGTGGAACAGGAACCGTTGCACCCCCAGCGCCTCCGAAGATCACGCCCAGCTATGAGCCACCCGTATCAGCCCCAGAGACTCCCGCTGCGCCTCCTGCGGATACTGGAGCAGAGGATAGCTTCGAATTTACCTTCGAGGGCGACGGAGAAAAGTACCGCCACGAAGAACCCGAAAAACAGACCGAGGAAATAGACCTCGGCTACGACGCTGCCAAGCCATTCGATCCCGCCATCGAAGCCGCGCTGAAAGATCATCCCGACGCGCTCAAGGCGCTCAAGCAGGGCCACTACGAATTGCGCCAGTGGAAGGGCAATGGATTCAAGACGCCGGCCGAACTCAAAGCCTTCAAGACGAAAGTTGATGACCTGGGCGGCCTCCAGCAGATCGAAACCGACGCGAAGGAATGGTCTGACACGTGGAGCAAGTTTCAGCAGGGCGATGAATCCGTGCTCGACACGTGGATAAAGGACAATCCGCAGGGCATGGTGAAGCTGTCCGGCCCGATGCTGGCGCGGCTCAACAAAGCGGCTCCGCAGGTATGGGCGAAGCACATGGGCCAGGTATTCATGCAGACGCTTCTGGCGCCGAATCAGCAAGGACGGTCCACGCTCGCGGCGTTCAATGACCTTTACAACCACGTTCCCGCGGATTCCCCGGCGCGCAAGCTGCTCGATCAGATTGCTGAAACGATCAACATGGTAGACAAGGCGGCAAAAGCGGAAGTGGGCGAAGGTGCTGGCTCCGGTCCGGCGAATGATGATCGCAAGAAGCTCGACATCGAAAAGCACACGCTGTACCTCAAGAGCGTGAACCTGCAAGCATCTCCGCTGATTGATAGCGCGGCGCGGCAAGCCATCAAGATCGCGTTCAAGGGGATGCGGCTTTCCGGCGATGCTCAAGTAGAATTGCTCAACGACATCAAAAACAGCTTCAACGCGCTCCAGAAGAAAGACGCCACGTTCCAGCAGAACGCCAACGATTTGTTGCGCTCGGGTGACACCGAGAAATTCCTGCGCGTGCTCAAGTCGGCCATCGCTCGCAATATGCCGATGGCTGCCAAGCGCGAAGCGCGGAAGTACAAAGGAATCTCAGGCGATACCGGGACGCGGCGCGCCGAGGCGCAATCGCGTACGGAGTCTCCGGCAGGGACGACGCCAGCGCCGAAAGAGATTCGCTACAACGGGCCGATGATTCAGGGCGGCCCAGATCCATCGCAAATCGACTATCCGGCGATGAGAAATAAGTATGGCAGGAAGGGCACAGAGGAACTATTGGGCCAGCGCAAATTCCTCAAAAAGGGCGGAGGGGACACCATTTACATCTGGTGATCTATGGGCAAACACATCCTGTACGGCGCGGAAGCGCGTGAAAAGATTCTCGAAGGCGTCAACAAACTTACCGATGCGGTAGCCGCTACCCTCGGGCCAGCGGGCCGAAACGCGCTGATCTTCAACAAATTCGATCTTCCGCTTTCAACCCGCGATGGCGTGACAGTCTCGAAGAACATTTCTTTCGATGACCTTGCACAAGACGCGGGCGCCCAGCTAGTCAAGCAAGCCGCCGCAAACACAGCTTCCGATGCCGGCGACGGGACGACAACTTCAACCATCCTCGCGCGCGCCATCTACCGCGAGGGCCTGAAAGCCATCACCGCGAAAGCGAACTCGGTAGCCATCAAGCGCGGCATAGATCGCGCGGTGGACTTGATCTGCCGCAAGGGAGGCGAGCTTGATAAAGTCTCGAAGCCCGTTATCGGTGATGCGATTGTTTCTGTGGCCACAATTTCTGCCAACAACGATGCAATTATCGGTGACCTCATCGCTTCCGCCATACGCAAAGCGGGCAAAGATGGGGTTATCACCGTTGAAGAAAGCAAGACCCTCGAAACGACGCTCGAAACCGTCGAGGGCATGAAGCTGAATACCGGATTCATTTCCCCGTACTTCGTAACCGATCAGGACCGACAGGAAGCGGTACTGGAAGATTGCTACGTGCTGTGCTGCGAACAGCGGCTCGGCTCGATGAAAACGGTGCTCGGAATCTTCGAGGGCATCGCCAAGTCGGGCAAGTCGCTATTCGTAATCGCGGAGGATGTGGAAGGAGAAGTTCTGCCGCTGCTGGTGGTCAACAATCTCAAAGGCGGCTTGCGCTCGTGTGCGGTGAAGGTTCCCGGCGTCGGCTCCTTCCGCAAGGAACTGCTCAACGACATTGCCGCGCTCACCGGCGGCCGCGCCATCCTGAACGACTTGGGCGACAAGCCGGAAAATGTGAAGATGGAGGATCTGGGCCGCGCCAAGAAGATCATCGTCACCAAGGCGGGCACAACGATCATCACCGACGATTCCCACAAGATGGATGTGGCGCTACGGGTCAAGGGCATCCGCACACAGTTGCAACTTGAGCAGGGCGAGTACGAGAAGGACCGTTTACAGGAGCGGCTTGCCAAGCTCACTGGAGGCGTATCCATCATCAAAGTTGGCGCGGCATCTCAGGTGGAGATGAGCGAGAAGAAAGCGCGGATTGAGGATGCGCTGTTCGCTACGCGGTGCGCGGTAGAGGAAGGCGTTGTGCCGGGCGGGGGCGTCACTCTGGCGCGGCTGGTACAGAACTTCTACGGGAGCGGCGTTGAGAGCGAAGGCATGAACATCGTCGCCACGGCTATGCAGGAACCTCTGCGCCACATCGCGCGGAACGCCGGGCAGGACGATCAGGAAGTGCTCGCCAAAGTTATCGGCTGCCCGAATTTCTCATGCGGCTACAATGCGCTGACCGATACCTACGAAGATTTGATCGAAGCTGGCGTCCTTGACCCAACGAAAGTAGTACGCATCGCCTTGCAGAATGCGGCCAGCGTAGCAGGGACGATGTTGCTCACCGAGACGCTGATTATTGAATCACCCGAAGAGAAGGCCAAGAATCGCTTGCCGGGGAGGGCATAAATGGGCGCAGGTTTCATGGTCGAATCTAGCAGACCTGTTCGCATAACCGCCGATTATGGGAATACCGATTCGGATTGGGGAATTCTCACGATAGAGTCGGATGACGAGCAATTCATACGTCTTTTGAGGGGATGCCTGACTCAAGAATCTCAACCAATTTCCAAGACGAAGTGCCGAGTACCAATTCGACCAAAGGATCAAAAATGAGCAAGGGTGATGATCTCGCATCGGGAAAGCGCAGTGCCACTTTCACGCAAGCCACAGGGCAATCGGAACTCGAACAGGATTTGAAGGTGCAGAACGCTCCCTACGTGATGGAGAAGTACGGAATCACGATGGAGCGATACCGCGAGTTGACGGGGATGGTGGCGCGGTTTGAACCATTACCGAATTTGGAGCCTATTGCGATTCACGCGGAAGAGCTTGCGGTTATGAAAACATGGGCTGAATCTCCGACCGGACGAGAAGTTCTAGAATTTGCTATCTCGCCCCAAGTCGGTTACGAAGGCGAACCCTTTGGAGAAACCATCCTTGTGCAGCGTGTCGAGCGCGAGCATTCAAGCACGCTTGTACTGCCGGATTCGCTGCGCGCCAAAAGCGACATTGGCTACGTCAAGGAAGTCGGCCCTGATGTGAGGAAAGTTCAAAAAGGAAAGCTGGTGCTCTTTGACAAGTTCGCCAGCCACGGCGCGGAGATTCGGCTGGTTGATGAAGACGGAATTGAGCGCGAATACCTGATCCTGAATGAGCGAGACGCTATTTTGGGGCTTCGGAAGATTTCGCTAGCTTCACAATCTCAGCCGGAGTCAGCCCCTTCGCCAGCAGACGGTCAAATCCCTCCTGCCGCGTGATCTTTGGACCGGCAAACTTCGAACTCGTAACCGGCGTCTGCCCCATATCCTCGCCGCTGTTGATAAGCGCCTGGCGAATGTCTACCGCCGTCAGATCATGAATCTGACGCATTAGCTCAGGATTGTCGCCTACCGCGTTCACCATATTCTCGCCCTGCACGTGCACCATCTGGCGCACGGCCTTGTTCGGGTACTTCTTGGCAAGCTCAGACACCATCGGCTCCTGTTCTCCGGCCGGCGCGGGAATGGCTTGCGGCTCAGGAGTAGGACCAGCGGCCGGGATTGTCTCGCGCAGCGGCACGTTCGGCTCCAACGGCTTCACGCCGTAAGCCTGATTCACAATGTCGGTTACGGCTTGCTTGGTCGTCTTGGGCGGCGCGGCGGCGGGATAGGCTTCGCCTGGCGCTTCCACGGTCGGACCGGCCGGTCCGGGTGCCGGGGGAAGCGTGCGATCTCCAGCGATACGCTCAGGCGTGCGCGGCGCAATGATGCCCTGTTCCGGCGAGCTTCGCAGTCCAGTAACCTCGCGCGTGCCGGCCGCGCTGGGCGGGGAGCTTTGCAGGGGCGCATAGGCCTGCGCTGCCGCAGGTCCTGCCACTGGTCCTTCCACTGGTGCGTGTGGAACTTCTGGATCAATTGCTTGGGCTGCGGCGGGGCCAGCCATAGGGACAGATACAGGACTCAATTGCGGACCAGCCTCGGGGCCAGCCACAGGAGCACGAATCGCTCCCGCTGGAAGTGCCGCAGGTCGCATCCATTCAGGAATCGGCACGCCGAGACGTTTCAATGCGGGTTCGGCTTCACTGCCGCCGTAAATCCCTCCAGCCAAACCTCCCGCGATCTTGCCTATGGTGCGCCCGACTTCGGGGTGTCCGACAAGGCTTCCCACGTCTCCACCCACTGCGCCGCCGGCCTTCTGACCGAGGTATCCTCCGGCCACGCTTCCCGCAGTTGCAAGAGGGGCTTCGATTGCGGCCACTCCCGTCATAGCCAAGGGTGCAGCGACAGCCACGCCCTCAAGTGCAGGTAAACCCTTATCGGTGATTTGTTGGCGACTCTGCGGAGTGGCATTCGCGTAAGTGCGGTAGAGAGGATTGTGACGCTGCACAATGGCAGGACCGGATGCGCGCGGAGCGGCGGGCGGAGGCGTTGGTGCAGGCTTCGCTACAGGTTCCCAATCGCCATCAGCGACGGCGGTAGAAGAAGCTGCTTGAGGGCCAGAGATAGGCTCCCAATCATTGTCCTGGGGCAATTCTCAACTCCCCTGTTTTCTTGTTGCGTTCAATGGTTTTACCGTTGTCCACCGCGTCAAGCATCTTGCGCGTATTGGCTACCGTCGAGCGATGCTGTGACACGTCCGTGGCGTCGTTCAACGCTTGTTCGCCATACTCGATTACGGCCATCTTCTGTTGACCCTTTACCTTGGCTGCATCGAGAATCTGGGCCATCTGGCCACGTTGCTCAGGAGTAAAAGTCGCATGGCCTGGATCGGTACTCCATTTGTTCAGCGCGGTTTGCAATTGCGTCCACTGCGTTGCGCCTCCGACGATGCGGGAAATCTCAGCTTCATTCATGCGCAGACCTGATCCCGCACCGCCCGCTGCGATAGAAAGGATCTCCGGCGCCAGCAAGGCATCCGCCTGCGGGGATTTGAGGTTCACATTGGTTGTGGCCGCGCTGATTTTACCCATCATGGCTTCGATGGGAACGCGTTCCTTGTCTAATTGCGTGGCATTGAACTGATAACTCCGGTCCAGCCTCGCATCAGGCTGGCGCGCCAGATTCGCGGCTGCCGTATTGGCTTCGCGCTTACTATTGGCCTGTGAAACGTCCAACGTTCCTTGACTCTTGGCCTGAGCCTCTATTGCATCGGCCTGCTTTCGCGGCGTCTGCGGCGTAACCTGAAAGTCAGCGGCTTTGTCTCCCACGGCATAGGCAATGCGCTTGTTGTACTGTTCGGCTTCCGCACCTACCGGCGCAAGTTCAGCCTGTTCGGCGGGCGTAACCGGCGCGGGAATGCGCGTTGCTCCCGCTGGAAGCGCCCCAGGGCGCGGCCCGGCGGCGGGAACTTGGGGCCCGGCCGGACCAGCCGCGGGAGCGGGAGCACCACCCGTGCCACCGCCTGCCGCCGGCTGTCCTGCTGCGGACTGCTGGGGAGGCCAAACCGGAGCTTGCCCCTCGGGAACCCATTGCGTCGAGCCATCCGGGTTCTTGTAGCGATCGAACCGCTGTTCTTGCGGAGTTCCTTGCCCCACAATCTGAATGTCGTCGGCGCCGGTCAGAAGCGTAGGCCGTCCCATCATGGCGGTTTCGGCTTCTGTCTTGGCCGTGGTCGCCTTCTCGCCTGCCAGCTTCACAGGTGCTTCCTCTTGGAGCGCAGCAGTCTGGGCCTTCTCCCCGGCGGTATGGGCTGTGGTAGCCTCGGTTTGCGCCGCGCGCGCCGCAGCCTCCCCAGGCTGATTCGCCTCTGCAATGCGTTCCTGCTCGATGGCAGGATAATCCTTGGACAATCCCTCCAGGCCCGCCCCGGCCACGCCGCCCGCCTTGGCCAGCACGCGCAGGAATGGGTTGCTGATGTTCTCGGAGCGCGCCATCAGCACGGCAAACGGATTCTGCTGCTGGACGCCCGACAGGCGATGGATTGCGGCCTCCCCAGGTGATAGCGGACCTGCGGCCACCGCGCCAGTGACGGGTGATGGTGCCGCCATAGGCGCAGTGATCGTTGGGGGATTAGCCGCAGGAGCTTGTTGGGCTGCCGACTGTATCGAAGGCGCGGGCATCGGCGTAATCGCCGCCTCGTATGCCTTGTCCTCGGGCGGTCCGTAGGGCTGCTTCTTCTCTTCCTCGGTGTCCTGTACCTGTGTGGTGTCGTCAGTCGCCATTAGATGAATGCCCCAGCCGCTGCTCCTATGCCTTTGCCGAGGCTTCCCAGACCGCCAATGATCGGCGCGATGTAATTGAGCGGATTCGACGCCTTATAAGCGTTCGTATAGTCGCCCACCGCCTGATTGCTCAGTCCCAGCGAATCCAGCGCGGCTTTCAGGTCCGTGTTTCCGATATTCTCGATGCCTGCGGCCCCTGCCTGCTGCTGCTTGAGCTTTTCCTGCAAGTTGGCCTGATCTACACCCAAAGCGTTCTTGGATTGCTGTGCGGCGCCGCTACGTGCCACAGCGTCGATTATGGAGGCCGTCGAGGATGGATTGCCCAGCCGCGAGGCCCGCAGGTTGGCTGCCTCGTTGCCCGCGCCAACCGCGCCCGATGTCGCCTCGCCGCCGGCCGTCAGCATCTCGTTTACGCCGGTCTGGCCGAATCCCTGCGGATTGGTCATCTCCTGCTGCAAAAACGGGAGAATGGTGTTCTGCTCGGCCTGGCTCTCACCGAAAAGCTGGCTATTCTGCGCGTTCGCGGTATTGATGTTCTGCTGCGCCTGCTGCGTTCCGCCCTTGTTCATCGGGACGGGCAGCGCGCGCGCCTGCTCCAGAAGCCATGCGTCAAATTCAGCGTATGTCACTTTTTCGCCCCTAAAATCCGTCCGGCGGTAATCCACATGGTCTCCCACGACTTGATCCAGCCAAGCCGCTCAAGCCGCTTCCAGAAACGGCAAAATTGCGGGTCGATGTTGCAAAACGCGCGTTCGTGTCCCTTGGCGCGGCAATCCTCGGCCACAGGGCGGTGCAAACTGGCCATGAGCTTCACGCGGCGGTGCGGGCTGCCCCATTCGGGATCTATGATTGCGACGATCTCGGGAATCTGCATCGCCCCGGTCCACAGCACGATTTTGCCGCCTTCCAGGGCCACCCAAGACGAAATCAGATGCTCGCTGCGCAGATCGGGGAAATCGAACCCGTAACCGGCCTGTTCCCACAGCTCGCGGATCGCGGGAATGTCCTTTTTCGTTGTTCTGCGCCATTTCATCAATATAACTTTATTTGCCCTTTTGGGCCGCCAGCAGCGCGGCAATCTTGGATTCCAGCAGCGCGATTCTCTGATCGTGACTCGTGACGGTGTTTTGCACCGCGTCGAAATCCTCTGCGACCAGATGGCCCTTCACCGGGTCTTTTGTGGTGCGCAGGTAATTCTGATTGCGATAGGGAATTGATCCGGTTGACATAGATCCTCAGTATCCGAAAACGGTCCCGCGCAAGGGGAAGATCATCTCGCGCCGTCCGCTCACAATGAAATGCGTCACAGCCATTGCCTGGGCGATTCCCTCGGTCGCCACCGGCTGCACCTTCCACGCCACGCGGTTACCCCGGATGATCGGATGCCATTCGATGTCGAAATTCGGGTCCGTCAGCGAAAGCGGCACGGCGGGCAACGGCAGCAAGCCGCCCTTGATCGAATTGGCGGGCTGCACAAGCGAATCAATCAGCGGCGTGATCTTGAGCGAACCTACGCCGGTCGCATGGACCGCCAGATAGTTGAACAGCTTGCGGTGCAGCGAGAGCAACGGGTTTTGCTCCACGTCGGGCGAGAAGAAGAAGTACGTCACGTAATAGCTGTTGATCTTGCCGTAGTCGTCATCGGTGCAATTCCACGTCTCCGATTGCGGACTGGTTGGCGGGTAATTCGTCGTGTCAAACGTGTACAGATTTCCGAATCCGGCCGTCCCCGGCGCCAGGCCATTGCCCCCACCCACAACCAGCGTGCGCGCGAGGCCGTTGGGAAGCTGCCGCGTGCACATATCGGCGCAATTGATGGGCAACTGCCACGGCGACCAGCGCCGCCCCAAGTCGGTGCAGATCATGCGACCCGAAAACTGCGAGACGTGAATCGGATCAGGCACGTTGAACGCGGCGTCCGCAAGCCGATAGCTCATCTGGAGCATCACGTTGGGAGTTGCCGCGCTGCCAGTCGGAATTCCGAAATAGATGGCGCGATTTACCGGGTCATTCTTGACCCACATGGTTGTCTGCGCGTTCCAGTTGATGGATTCCCAAGTGGGCGCAAGTTCCTGCGTGATCTTCTTGCAGCTTGGATCGCCGTTGAATCCGCGCCCGCCGTAGCGGCCCGCCCAATAGGCGATATCCTCGGTGGTTTCAATCGCATTCGGCCCCGAACACCCGCATGCCGACGCATAGCGAATCACCGGCCAATCTACCGGCTCCTGTCCGTTGTTCTGCGACTGGAACAGGCCAATATCCGAGAGGATGTACAGGTAGCCGCGCTGCTCGAATGTCGCCGTCAGCGATTCGGCGGGATCTACCGAAAGAATTCCGGTGATCGAATCGTATCCAAACGGATTCTGAAAATAGCTCAGGCGCATCTGATCGAACGATACGGGCTGATTGGTGTAAATCACTTCCAGTTCGTCAACGGTGACGGTAAAGCCCGAAGCGCCCACCGGGATATTCGAGCCGTAGAGCCGCAAGACCGCATCGGACGGAATGCTCGCGGGCATGACGTTGGAAAGTTCCGCGGCCTGCCACGTCTTTCCCGTGCTCGCCATATTGACTACCGGGAAACTGGAAGAGGCGAGCACGCCTTGCGATGGCGAGAAAATATCCACAATCACCGCGCCGCCCGGCGCGCTACCGGTGTAGCCAGCCTGGAAACGAATCGTATATTGCGTCGAAGGTTTGAGGATCTGCGCGCCGTAGGCGTCGGTCACGCATCCTTGCTGAATCAGGCAGTTGAATCCTCCCTGGAGCACGTAGGAGAATCCAAAATAAGGCGATTCGGACGGATACCCGGTCAAGCTGCCTTTGCCATCACCTTGCGAAGCGTCCCAGCCCGGCGGCAGCGCGGTAGACGTGCTGATTACCGTGAACGGGTAGGTATTTGACGTTCCCGTATACGTCGCGTTGAGTGTGAGCGTATTCGCGTCCACCACGCCGGAAACGGTGAAGATCGCCCCGGCAATGATGATCTCGGCGCCAACCCATCCGGCCGAAAACTTCTGCCCCGATACCCACGTCGCCGTCGAACTTCCGTTGGTGACCGCAAGCGCCCCGGCTGGCGCAATGAAGCCGCCATCGAATCCCATATTGACGAAGTTTTTTACGTTGTTGATCTCGCCCCACCAACCGAGCCGCCCCTGATACTCGATCACGCCCAGACACGGTGCGAGTACGACCTGGTTGAACAGATTATTTCCGGCAATGTCGATTTGCGTTGCCGATACCAGTTGCGTATCGGAGAAGTCGAGCACCTGTGAAGTCGTCACGTTGTCGTCAATGATGGTCCCGGTTGCGGTCACCGGAGCCGACGCGCCCACCTGCGGAACCGTCACCGGCGAAATGTAATAGAAATTGGCACCGTTGGCCGGCGTAAACGCGATAATGCGCTGCGCGGTGCCGGGAGGGCCAATCGGGATATTCGATGCCTGAATCAAGCTCGTGCCGCCCGACACGGCCAGGCTCACAGGAACCGATGGCGCGGTAATCGCTCCGTCCAAGGACTTGAACATCACCACGGCGCTGCGCGGCCCTGCTGCTGCCTGCGCTTGCACACGCGCCAGAGGCGCATTCGGCAATCCTCCAACGAGCGCATAATCGGGGCCAAGCTGGAAGAATTGAAAGAACCATCCGGCAATGGGATCGAATCCGACGTTTGTGATCTGCGCCGCATTTCCGTAGGTGCCGAATTGCGGACTCCACGTCTGATAGACGCCTCCATTAGCGTTTGTGCTGATCGGCGTCGTATTCAGCGTGTCGAATGTGAAAGTGGTAGTGCCGCTGGTGGCTGAAATGACTTGCTTAACGGTGATGTAGCCAGCCGTGAAGAAATTGATCGTCAAATCGAACGTGCCGCTAGTTCCCGAGATCACGCCAACGGTCAAGGTGATGACGCCCGTTGATTGCACCGAGGCGACGATGTAGTTATTGCCCGAAAAGGTGAGCGGTTGCCCAACCCAACTTTGATCGGCTGGCGGACCTCCGGTAATAATCAACGTGGGATCGCCAACGGTCGCCGTGGCCGTTCCGGTGATAATTTCCGCGCTCATGTCTACATAGAGGCTTGCGCCAACAGGTAGATTCGTGAGCTGCGTCCCGATAGTGATGGTCACAAGCCCGTTGCTGTCGCGGGAAAAGGAAGCCACTTCCCAAGAATCGCCGTTGAGCAATGAGTTATCGGCATTCAGAACGGAAATCCAGAAGCCAGGATCAAGAAATGCCGAATCGGGAAGCGTGGGGCCAATATAGGCGGTGACGAAGTTGTTATGGCGCACCATGTAATTGCCGCCTCCGGAGGAAACGGTACCGGTAGCGAACATGCTGGCCAGCGAAATGCTCACGAATTCGGATGTGGTGAAGTCGATTATGAATTTGTCGCCGTCAATCTCCGAAATGTTCCCGCTGATATTGGCTACGTCCGATCCGGCCCCCACGAATCCAGTCACGGTGATGATCGAACCGATCCAGTCCACCGGAACTTCAGTCATGCAGGTATAGGTAAGCTGGGTCCAGTAATTCGTTGGCGGCGTTGGCGGCGTTGCCGGAGTCAGCATCAAGCCGATGGTGATGCCGCCAGCAACTAGGATTCTCCTGGTACTCCAGGTCGGCGTAAATGTTCCTGTCGCGCTGACCTGCTCCAATGCCGTCGAAATCAGATACAGCGCGCCAATCGGATCGGTTGAGCTTCCGTTTGTAATGCTGGTAAAGGAATCAGGCGGCCCCAGCGAGGGATGAGAGGTCGGCGGTCCGGCTTGGCTGAATGCAAAGGTAAAGATCCAGTCGTTCGCATTGGCCGTGCTGATCGTTCCGGTGTTGAATGTCCCGGTAGGCTCCCCGATGGTCTGCGCCCCGAATGCCGCTGTACCGCTTTGGTCGATCGGCAATCCAGAAGCAAGCCCGGTCATGTCGTGACACGCAATCGTGCATGCTTGGCCGCCTGGGCCGCCCGCTACCGCTGTTTGCACGTTTACGGTCACGCGCCCACCGGCAACGCTGGTTGCCAGATAAACGAACAAGTCAATCCCGGTCCCGCTCACGCCTCCAACGCTGGAAATGAGCTGATAGGTGCTCCCGATATTGTCGGAGACCGATACGAGGCTGGATTGCTCCAGTGCGATGCAAACCAGAATTCCGTCTCCGGCCCCAACGGCAAGTGGAAAGGAAAACGTAGTCGAAGTCGCAGGGTAATTGCTCGATGCGACTC